GTATTATAGAAATCCTGATGATAAGTATGACTGCTTACAAACGGCTATGCTTTCTGTATTCCAAAATTGGGCTTCTTTTAATGAAATAAAAGGTGATAATGCTTTTGCTTATTACACAGAAGTTATAAAAAGAGGTTTAGCAGCAGGTTGGAACAAACAATATCGCACCAAAGGCGAACAAGTAGAGTTTATTAGTTTAGATGGATATGATGAAGAGGGTAATTCTTATAGTAGATTCTAATAGAGGTATAAAAATTTAATATATAATGCTATGGAAATTAAAAAAACCACAGGTGAGTTGATTAAAGAATTCGGTTTTAACATATCTAAAACAATACCAGAAGTCATAAGAGGTAAGTTAATGCCTCAACACGCTATATGGAGTTTAATAGATGATTGTAATACTATAATTTTAGTTTTAATTACAGGAAGAATTTTAAGTGAAAGAGCAATAGTAAGAATTATGCAAAGATTTGATGTAATATCAGAAGAAATGGCTTTATACTTAACACCTGAAGACCAAATTAGAATCGGATTATATTGGATTGGAGTATTAGATTATATGAAAGAGAGATGTTTAGAAGAAGACCAATTTGAGTGTTGCTCAAATATAAAAAAGTTTAGAGATTATTACTTCTCTTCATCAGAAAATGACTAAAAATGAAATTATTGTTAGTATGTATGAAAGCGACATTATATTAAGATATTGTAGAACTATACACCCTGAGTATGATGAATTGAAATCACAACTAATAATACAACTTATACAAATGCCAGACCATAAATTAATAACAGCAGAGGAAAAAGGATATTTAGAATACTTATGTTTTGTGATATGTAAAAGAATAGCAGCCGGTAGAGTAAAAGGTTCAGGTATGTTTTACTTAGCAAAAAACCACTTATCTATACAAGAAGGTTTTGGTTTAGATAAGGCAGAAGAGGCAGAAGAAAATGTTGATAATGATAAGATAGATAGAATTACTAATATAATCAACAGCACTCACTGGTATAATAAAACCTTATTCAACTATTTCTATGTTGATGGATATAAGTTAAGAGAGATTGCCGCAATGACTGGTATAAACATAAAGTCAATTGCTTATACAATAAAGAAAACTCGTGAAGAAATAAAAAGAAAATTATGATAGAAACCTTAATTAGTATATGGTTGGTAAGTTGGTTTATAACTCGTTTTGAGCCATTACAGATGGTTTTAGAACTCCTTCCTAACAAGTTGTTGTTTAACTTATTTAAGTTGCTTATAACCTGTTTGCGTTGTTTATCCTTTTGGATTACATTATGCTATACACAGAATATAATACTGGCTTCTGGTATTGCTTTTGTAAGTTTTTGGTACGATAAGTTTATAGGACCGATAGAAAGAAAAGTAAGATTATAATGTTTGATAAAGTTTATAAAGGTGATGATCCTACAAATGAATTTGGAGATGAGTTGATAGAGTTATTACATAATGTAAAGATTAAGTTAATTAAATATGAAGATGATGAAACTATATCAACAAATCTATTTCATATGTTAAAGATATTCTTTAATGATGTAGTGATAAAAGATTTAATAGAATCTATTTATCCAGAACAAAGAGTGAAACAATTAATGCGTCAGCATGTAATAGATGAAATACTAAAAAAGAAATAAACAGATGTTCTCATTAGAAGACCAACAAGAGATATTAAGATTATTCAAAGTAGGTAATGCTACACAACACGATATGAATTCTATTTATGACTTATTAAGAAAGTATGTAAGACCAAATGCGGCACCTTACATATTGAATTGTAATTGCCAACAATCTATCAGTGCTTATTATCAGGCACTATTAGAGTGGTATGCAAGTAATGCAGATAAATTTAACAATAAAAATTAAAAAAATGAAATGAGTATAGAAAATTTATTAAGTAGAATGAAGTATAAAATAGTAAAAGGTGATTGTTTTGAACTAATTAAAAAGATGCCAGACAACTCTGTTGATTTAGTAATTACATCACCACCATATTCGGATATAGTTAATTATGGTAAATCAGTATCAACAAAGAAACCTGATGATTATTGTGATTGGATTTTACCACTATTCAAAGAAGTTTATAGAGTTCTTAAACCATCTGGGTCTTTTATATTTAACATAAATGATAAATGTGAAGGTGGGTATAGAAGCACATATATCTATGATTTAATTAGTAGAAATAATAAAGAAACTAAACTAAAACTTTATGATACTTATATCTGGCATAAAAGAAATGGTATTCCAAATGGTGGAACTAAAAGATTTAGAAACACAACAGAGTTTATATTCCACTTTTGTAAAGATGCTAAACAAATGAAGTTTTATATGGATAGAGCACTTCAAGAGCCAACTGAAAGTTCAAACAATAAATATAAATATGATATGACTAATCAACAGGGTGAAGTTATAGATGGTGTTAGATATAAAAAGGTTCAAAAAGTTCGTAAAGGGCATATGAAAACAAATGAATTAGGACAACAAGCACAAGAATTTACCATGCGTAATATACCTGAACTTGTCCGACCTGATAATGTTGTAAGATTTTCAACAGCAGGTGCTTCAAGAGATAATCTTATCAAACATCCAGCACCTTATCATAAAGAACTACCTCTATATTATATTAACTTACTAACAGATGAAGGTGATGTAGTATTAGATCCTTTTAGTGGCATCGCAACAACTGGTGTGGCTTGTAAGGAATTAAATAGAAACTATATTGGATTTGAATTGAATGAAACCTATGCTGACTTCTCAATAAAAAGATTAGAAGGTATATTAGATGATGTGTATGTTGTTAATCAGTATAGTTTAGATGATATATTCATTAAATCATATAACTCATCATCATCGGCTGGAAAAGAATTAGACCTATGTTCGGATGATATAATGAGGTGTTATGGTAGAAATGGTTTTAATACTTGCGGTGGATTTAAATGGAAATTAGAAAAAAAGAACTAATTACAGAAAAACAACCGGATTTCTGTAAATCCTGCGTAAAATAGAAAATTAAATATGAAATATAAGAAAGAAGATATTATAGATGCTATTGTTAAGATGCGTATTGAAAAAGGCGCTTCTACTAAAACAATTATACAAGAATTCTTAATGACTGAATTAGGATATAAACAAAGTTATTCATATCAACTACTTCAAGAAGCCAGAGGTAAGATAGTTGAACTATATGATACACAAAATAAGGAATTGGCTAATGAAGCATTAGGTCATTTAGAATCTATGTATGAAGATGCTATTAAAGGTAAAAATATGAAACTAGCACTTGATATTAGAAAAGAAATATCTAAAATGACTGGATTATATGCGGCTCAAAAAGTAGATATTACATCAGGTGGTGAAGTTATAACTGAAATAAAACTTATTCAAATAAAAAGTAAAGATGATTTAGATGGCGGAATTAACGATTAAACAGACACCAGTGTTTAATTGGAACTTTGATGCCTTAAATAATGATGATATTAGATTTATAATAAATCAAGGAGGAAGTAGAAGTTCTAAAACTTATTCACTATGCCAGATGGTTATAGTTTATTGTTTAACCACACCTAATAAGATGGTTTCAATTATCCGTAAGACATTTCCTACTTTAAGAGGAACGGTGATGCGCGACTTCTTTGAAGTAATGAACGAGTTAGGTTTATATAATCAATCATCACATCATAAGACAGAAAACATTTATAACTTTCCTAATGGCAGTCAGGTTGAATTTTTTGGTGCAGACAACGAACAAAAACTCCGTGGTAGAAAAAGAGATGTCTTATGGATTAACGAGTCAAACGAGTTAAACTTTGAGGAATTCACTCAGTTAAATATGAGAACTGCTGATAAACTTATATTTGACTTTAACCCGTCAGAAAACTTCCACTGGTTATATGACCTTATATCAAGAAAAGAAAGTTTATTAATACACTCAACCTATAAAGATAATCCTTTTTTACCCCAATCACAGGTTAAAGAAATAGAAAATCTTATAATGTATGATGAAAGTTATTATAAGATATACGCATTAGGTGAAAAAGGAACTGGTAGAACCACAATTTATACACACTGGAAGTATTACGAACATTTACCAGAGGTTAAAGATACAATATACGGATTAGATTTCGGTTTTAACCATCCAAGTTCTTTAATAGAAATACATTTAACTGATAATAACTTGGCTTATGTAAAACAAATCATATACAAAGAAGGCCTAACCTCATCTGATTTAATTAGAATAATGGACGAACTACAAGTATCTAAAAAGAAAGAGATTATATGTGATTATGCCAGACCTGAAATTATAGAAGACCTAAGAAGAAAGGGTTATAATGCTAAAAACGCCATCAAAGATGTAAAAGATGGTATAGATTCAGTAAAATCAACAGGCTTATTTATACACAAAGAAAGTTTAGACCTAATAAAAGAAATTAGTTCTTACAAATGGAAAACAAATGGTGATATAACATTAGATGAACCTGTAAAAGTTTATGACGATGCATGCGATGCTATGAGGTATGGTATTCATTATTGGAAATCTAAAAATAAAAGAGGTGATAATAATGTTTATAGAATTAGGTATTAAAGTTTGTTAGATGAAACAAGATACACTATTTTTTATATAATATAGTATGAAAGAATTAGTTAGTATAACAGGTGATAATGGCATATTAGAGCAATGGTTTAATGGTAAAAGATATAGGTGTTATGAAGGTAGAAATTACTTTACTAAACATAAATACTCACTACATGTAGATGTTTGGATATTTTTTAATGGTGAAATACCAGATGGATATGAGATACACCATATAGATGAAAATACACATAACAATAATATACAAAATCTTGAAATTATTAAAAGCGGATTACATCAAAAAATTCACTCACTTAAAAGATTTGAAAGTAATAAAGAGTGGTTTTTAGATTTTCAAAAAAAAGGTGTTCAATCAGCAAAAGAGTGGCATTCAAGTGAAGATGGAATTAAATGGCACTCAGAACATGCTAAAAATAGTTGGAAAGACAGACAATACATTACAAAAGTTTGTAAAGAGTGTGGTAAAGATTATCAAACAAGGCATGTAGGTAAGTCATTTTTCTGCCACCTTAATTGTAGAGCAAAGAATAATAGAAGAAATAGAAACGCTATTAGAAAAAGTATAGTTAAAGTATATTATAAAAAATGAAACAAAGATGATGAAAGAATTTAAAATTGGAAAACAAGAGTTTAAGATGCCAACTCAGTGGAGTGAGATTACCTTAGCCACTTATGTAAAAATGGCAGAGTTAGATGAAAAGAAAGAGGATATAGGTATGGCAGAGTTATACTTATTGAAAGTTATAGAAGCACTATGTGGTGTTGAAGAAGGTGATTTAGATGATTTAACATTAGAGGGTGTAAATGAATTATCTGTTGAGGTTGGTTTCTTAAAAGAAGAACCTGCTTGGTCTAATACTAAACATATTAAGATTGAGGAAACAGATTATGTTTTCCCAACTGATTTGAATAAACTTACTATGGGTGAATATATCTCTATTAAGACATTACAAGACGCACAAACAACTAAAAGTGGAATTATACCTTACATATTAGCCATCATATTAAGACCCGGCAGATTAGAGTTAAATGATGAAACTGGTAAAGAGGAGTGGGTGCAAGATAAGTTTAATGTTGCTAATTTAGAGTGGCGTAAAGATTTATTTATGAAACAACCTGTATTTGATTTGATGGGGCCAGTCACTTTTTTTTTAAATGGGAGTGGAGCCTTTACAACCAATACAAAGGACTCTATTCCCGTAGTATAAAGGCTGATAATGTGAGATTAGGTGCTGTTCAAATGGATAGTAAGTGGGGTTGGGTAAGTATGGTTGATAGATTAAGTAATAGTGATATAAC